CATTAGTGTTGTTATATGACCAGTTTCCGCGAGTTTTTCTAACGCCCCGTGCGTCCCTTCACTGAAACCTTTTGTTAACGAGCCATTTATATAAAGTTTCATTTCATTTGCGGTGTGGCTGTAGGTAAAAAATATATGGAACCACGCCCCAACATCTCTAAATTTCGCAGTAGTGTTATCTTCGTAAGCTGTTCCACCTTGAGTGTTATAAAAACCGATGGTGTTGTCGTTGTAATAACTTAAAGTTTGAATACCACTAGCCGCACAACTGATAATCGCGTCATAAGTTGAAAACGACAAATCAGATTGTTTTATCCAAGTTGAAAACGTGCGTATGTTTGTATCTGTCGCAGTGCCAAAATCATTTTTGCTTAAATATGCGCTACTACCATCAAACCGCAGAGACTGGTCAATGCTGTAGCTGTAAAAGCTACCACCACCAGCCGCCCCACTTGAATACATCCATTGGCTTGAACCAAATGCACCCGACATATAAACCCCCTATGCGAACGCCAGTTGCGGCGTGCCAAGCAAAATGCTGTTATTTGCCTTGATAATATACGGGACAACATCATATGCGCTGTTTGTTTCTGACACTGTTATGCCAGCCGCACCAGCCGTTTCATAATCAGTGTGCAATGAAACAGTGCCAGCAACCCCACTACTAGGCTGAATAAATATGATAAAACCAGTTTGTCCAATGTTGCCAGCTTCGGCCGTTGGTTCTGCTAATGTGTTTGCGCCGGATGACAATGTTACAAAAAAGTTTTGATAGCGGTCAAAATCAAGCGTCAATCCGCTGCTTGTATTTGTTGACGCTATAGCAACGCCATCAATACGAATATCAGCGGCGTCATTTGTCTGATCAAACGTGAAAAGTGTTATCCACGCATCGTCATCACCGTTGCGGATCTTCAAGATGTCATTTGTGGTGTCATACCAAAGCTGATATGCAAACGTGGTTGATGGTGCGCTTGTGCCGCTTGACAGTGATGCCGCTGCTGACAGTGCGTTGTTTAGATCCGCGCGGAAAGCCGGAAAGCCTTGGTTTGCTATGTTAAAATCGTGCTGTGCCATTTAATAACCCCTTGCCACATAGTCAAAAGTGCGATCAACAGCCGTGTCGGTGTTGTCATAAAATGTGATTGTGAAACCAGTGGCCGATTTGCTAGTTATAGCATAATAATCGCCGCTTTGTAAGTTCCCTGCCGCAATGCCAACACCTTTCAAAACTTTGAATGGCGGCACAAATGTGATCACTTTTGCGCCAGTACCCGATGCAATATCGTTATCTGCCGACACTAGGTCTGGCATATCAACAGTCACAGATAATTCTGACACCGCTGGTGTTGATGCGGGATTGGTCGTGGTTAATATCGCTTTAAACCTAAACGCACGCGCTTTATATGTGCCGGAAACAAACCGCTGATATGATGACCAAGTAGGCGTGCCAGCCGGATCGCCATCAGTTGTTGACACTTGCAGTTCGACATTTGTGTCACCAAGTGTCAGCGGATCGCCATCAAACAAACCGGCGCGGTCGTCAAAATTGCCAGTTGCTGTGTCAAACAAATCTTCAAAATCGATGCGTGATGTAATGACGCGGCTGGTCACGCGGCTTGTGTAAACCGCACTTAAATCGATCACGCTATCGAATTCGTATGTGCCGCTTTGTTGCTGATCAATGCCAGTACCACCACCATCGAAAAAGCCTGTAGCGTCATCAAACAAACCTGTCGCGCTATCAAAATTGGCATCTGTGTTTAGGACTAGCTGATCATCTGTTACAGCGCAGTTTGTTTTTGTCCCTGCAAATGCGGTGTGTTGTGTTGACGTCTCTACAACATTATATTGCCCAATATTGTCAACACGCGCGCCTTGTTGCGCCGCGTTGACGCTACGATTGCCAAATTTATCGACCGCCTTGATAAAATATGTGCCGGTCACGGCTGGCACTGTTACCGTATTGGCTGGCCGCGCCACTTTTTCGGCTATTATAGTTGTGTTTGGATATGATGGCGTCACAGTGTCGGGTGTGTGTCTGATTACATAATGCGACAGATCCGCATCTGTGACTGGTGTCCAGCTTAGTTGTGCATTTTCGCCAACAATATTGACACTGAAATTTGTTACGTCAGACGGGAATGCTGTTTTGCCAGTGACAGTATGTTGCACATCAACAAAAGGCGATCTGGCGTTTGCCCCATAAGACCGCACGCGGATGTCATATATTACATCTGTGATCACGTTTGGTATTGTAAAAAATCCACTATCAGAATATCCAAGCGTAATGTAATCGGTGTCGGTGCTTTGTTTGTATTCTGCATAAAATTGTATAACTTGCGGGTTTGTGCTACTAGCTGACACCTCAATGGTTGCGACCGGCTGTTGATTGACAGTGACAACACCTTCATCTGTCAAGACGGTTGGTAATGTCAGCGAAAACGGGTCAGGCAACGTGGTGTTGTCTTGTTGGAATGCTTTTTCGTCTGCGTCCCAATCATAAACCGCGCTGTTTGTTTCACGCAATGACAGTGCAACGCTTAATGATGGATTGCCATCATCATCCGCTGACGTTACAAGCGACCATTCAGCAACCTCGAAAACCTTGCTTGAGAAACCCAAACGGCTGTTTGTCACATACACATTGTCGCCAACTTGCAGATCAAACGCTTTCATACCGAAATTGCCTTGCAGCATAATTTGCTGCCGGTTGCGGTATAATGCGATTTTGGCCAGACGCTGTGCCATTGGCGATGACGTTGTATAAGGCATATCGTAATCTAAAAAACGCCGCGTGCAGCCATCTTCAGTTTCAAACGTGCTGCTAGTCAGTGCTGGATAATCTGTGATCACATAGTTGGTTTCTGGTGGCGCAAATATGCCTTTGATCGCGTTATAGTTATCACGCTTTGATTGTTTGGTTTGCAACGTGATCGGGCTGACCAGATCGTTTTCATCAAGCGTGATAGTTGGCGTGCTATATTCTGCCACTTTGATTGAAAATTTGCCGTTGCTATAAGACAACAAACCGCCACAGCTTGTGATCATTTCTTCCAATATGCGCTTCGGTGCATTTTCTGTTGTGAACGTGCCGTGGATTTCATAACGGTTTTCTGTGCCGCCGCCAGACACTGTTGCATCAAGCGCAACATCTTCATCACAAGCATTGGCGGCGGCATTGAAAACTGTGTCATTGATTTCTGTCGCATCTGCCGCAAAGCCGTATTTCGTGTTTGTCAAATAATCGCGTATGGCAAGCGCGGGATTTGCACTAAACGCTGTTGTCGCTGTGCGTGGGTCATACAGCTTTTTGCCGCGCACTAATGCGCTGAAATTAGGCAAGCCAGACGGGAAAGCATCGCGGTCGTATTCCAGCCGCACATACATATATGCAATGCCGCTTAATTTGTGGTCACTTGTCCAATCGCCACCGCTTTCAGATATAAGATTTGCATTTGCAGCTTGTGCATCTGTGCCAAGTGCGGTTTCGACCCGTATCAAACCAGCGTATTGATCCGGCGCAGTACACAAGCCATCGCCATCAAGCGTCAATTCCAAATCATTGCAAAATATTTTTTGATAACTGTCAAGTTCGTGCGCCGCCAACAAAATGACCATATGCAAAAATTTATTGTCATCTGTTGACTGCACATAACCAAGCACGCCAGATACGCGCGTTTCGCCATAAACAAAACGCCGTGGCACTGTCGGCTGCTTGATCATCTGCGTGCGGTTCGCGCCTTCCGTCGCAAAATCGCTATAATCTGGGATATCTGGCTGATTTCGCAAAGCCATCGCATAACTGGCACTTGACAACGCGATAGTCGTTGCAGCCATCGCCCAATTGCCGGTAAAAGCATAGGTGGCGGCAACGATCACTGTGATCGGATCTTTTATGGCTCTTTTCAAGCCGCCAGTAAATTCGCTGACCCAACTCATTTAGCCGCCCCAAACTATTTCTTTGTCCTGCAAGTCAGCGATATATTCCAAACCCCTGTCAGTCGGAAAATCGATTTTTTGATCTTCGCTAGTGTACCGGCGCACCCGTGGCACATCCAGATCGATCAACCGGCTTTCACCATTTATTGTTATTTGTGCGCTGTCGCCGCTTTCAGATATGTTCATCACATCCATCTGGCCGCGAAACGCAACATATGGCGTGTCTATGATCGCGCCAGATGCGTTCAATGTGCCAAAATAAACCGTCATTGTGCGGCCTTGATAATTTTGGTTTAAAGCCGGTGATATAATTGACGATGGCAGACCTGTGAAACCTATTGATATACCGTTTGCGCGGATCTCTCCGGTTTCCTCAAATTCACCGATGCTCATAATGTCAGCACCGCCAAAATAGGTTTCGCCGCCAATCGTCAGATCACCGTAACCTGTCCAAACCCGCAAATTGCCGTCATCAAAATCAAGATCAACAGTGAAAAACGGCCTGATAACATCATCCGTTAATGCCGCGTCAAAATTGCTGCCAAGCGAACGGGTCATAGTGTCTCAACTGCGCCAAATGCCATCGAATAAAAACCGGCGTTGTCTATGTTCCAATTTGTTGTCGGCGTTGACAACTGAAACAGACCTTTTGCGCCAGAAACAACGACCGTTGCCCCGTCTGCGGGTGACGACCTCAGATCTGGCCATATCTGCAAAGTAGCTTCACCGGATGCGTTGCTATCAACATCATCAAGCACTTTGTAAAGCTGCGATGACGCGCCGCTGCCAAGCTGTATGTAATCACCCGCCAGCAGATAGCCTGTGGCAGACGCTGGAAGCCCGTCTATGGCCAGTTCATCACCTGTCTGGCTTGCACCATTCACAACCGGCGTGCCAGCCGCTGACGCTGCACTGCCGCGCGGTGTGGCTGCGTTCGGATCGCCAAGCAAAAACGTGCCGACCTGACCATACAGTTTCATAAAAAACGTGATCCACTGTTCTGCGTCTTCGCGTTTCATCGCTGGCAACACAATGTCAGCTTCCCAGCGTTTGCCTTGATATTCAAATTTTTGCTGTGAAAACGTAAATGGTGACGTTGTAACACCGACAACATTACGCGCCATCAGATTAACTGAAAAAACGCCTGTATGTGTCGGGAATGTTAGCGGGTAAGTGATGGCCATAATTAACCCCCAAACGCTGTACTGAACGACCCGCCACGCCGCCGCGCATCCAAAACCGCACCTTTTGCAGCTTCTTTAATCTGCGGCAACATATTTGTCACTTCAGCCCGCACTGTTTGTGATACGCCTGTTGTCAAATTGATTGTTTGATTGACGGTGACACCACCGCCGCCGATTTGGTTATTAGGCACAATGCGGCCAGACTGGTTCGGTATGAAGAGTTCTCTTCCACGCTCCCCGACCATATAAGGCGTGTTCTTTGTGACACTGCCACCACTTGCAAGGCCGCGCGGTATATATGTGTTTGCCCCTGCACCGACTGTGCTATACCCACCGCCGCCGCCAAACGCACCAAAGCCAGCCAAAAAACCAGCTATTCGACCCGTGATCTGTTGTTGTATCAACATACGCATCAAATCACTAATGATGCTTTGCGCCATAGATTTAAACGCCTCTTTCGCTGACATTGTGCCTTGCATTACGCCCAACAAACCATCTTCCATATTTTTTAAACCGCGCACAGCAATGTCATTTAACTGTTTTTGCGTGTTTTGTGTTTGCTTTGCGTATTGCTCTAAACTGGTTTCACCTTGATTGGTCAATATTGTGACTTTGTTTATTTCCTCTTGCGCTTTTTTTGCACTTTCGGAAACGCGCTCAAAACCAGCCGCCACATCATCAAGTGAAACAACTACTTTTGGCATTGTTTCTTTTGCTGTTGTTTGACCAGCTTCATCGAGTGCTTCATATGCGTCTGCCAATCCTCGCAGTTTGGCTTCAAATTGTTCACCAAAACTGCTGCGATCCATCTCTTCAAGCATACCCATAGAATTACGGGCAACCATATTGAAACCATCGATCAGCGCGTTGATCATATTGCGGAAACCGGCAATAGTGTTTGCAAACGCGGTCAACAGTTTAACGGTCAAAAATTCTGCAATGCTGGCCAATACCGGCAACACTTTCGCGGTTATGATCCGCCCAATACTGGCAAACGTCTCACCCATACGCGCAAATCGATCATTTGCGTTTTCTGTGGCTTTCGCGTTCTTTTCGCTAAGTTCAAGCGTAAATTGATTAAATTCTTCGCGCAGTTTGTTTAGTTCTGCGCTACCGCCTTGCAATGTGTTGATCAAGTTCACACCAGACCGGCCAAACAAATCAAACGCAATCCGCACGCGGTCGGCGGGGCTTTCAATCTGTGTCAGACGGTCGGCAACTTGATTTAGCAATTCATTTGTCGGTCGCAGATTGCCAGCCGCGTCTGTGACCTCAATCCCTAACGCCTTAAACGACCGCAAACCAGTGCCGATGCCGGTGCTGGCTTCAGATATAGACCGATTGAAGCGTGTCAGACCTTTTTCTAATTCTTCGGCTGACGCACCCGTTTGACCGGCGGCAAATTGTAAAGATTGCAGTTCATTGACCGTCATACCCAAACGGCTTGACGCTTTGGCCAGATCATCGATCTGATCCGCCATAATCTTTAGACCGGCACCCGCGCCAAGTGCCACCAGTGCGCCTTGCACGCTCATTATAGAGCGTCTGACGCGGCCTAATCCGGCGGCAACAGCGCGGAAACCTTTTTGTGTTTTGTCGATGGCTCTTATAGTAAAGCTAAGATTTTCTTGCGCCATCGTTTGTCACCTTAAAATAAGCAAACCATTCATTCAATTCACTAAGCGTCAATTCTTCAATTTCGCCTTGTGTTTTGTGCAAACGATCCGCCAAGGCCATCATATTTAGCCGCAGCGGATCTTGCTTTAGTTTTTTTCAGCGTCCTCAACTGTATCAACATCGCTAAACATCTTGCCAGCAATGTCACTGATCAGCGTCACACTTTCTTTCATAAGATACATCTTATCTTCAAGTGTGAATAGACGCTTGCCATCACCATCTTCAGCTTTTGCAATAATCAGATCAATCATACCCGTGATCGTCATATTGTTTAGAAAATCTTTGTGTTTTCTTTGTAGCTTGTCGATGTCTCCGGCGGTAATGGGCGCACAGTATATAATCAATGGCTGATCTTCTTC